GGTAGTGTAAGGAATGAGTTAGAGTTAATAACAAGATACCGTGAAATGTCCTTGCACCCAGAATGTTCCGAGGCCATCGAAGAAATTATCACCGAAGCGGTCACACAAGACGATGATGGGGAAACGGTCACCATCAACCTCGATAAACTGAATGTTCCTGCCTCCATCAAAAAGAAAATTCAAGAAGGCTTCGATAAGATCAAGTCCATGCTCAGTTTCCAAGACCTCGGTGAGGACTTGTTTAAGCGATGGTATGTGGACGGGCGACTCTATTTCCAGGTCGTCATCGATAAAGCCAAACCAAAAGACGGTGTGTTGGAACTCCGCTATGTCGATCCTCGCAAAATTCGCAAGGTGCGCGAAATCCTCAAGGACCGCGACCCGAAGACAGGCGTAGAATTTATCAAGGCGATCTCAGAATACTATGTGTTCAATGATCGTGGCTTGACCGCGCAATCCTATACAGCCAGTGTGAATCAGGGTACCCGTATTGCCACCGATGCGATTGTGTTTGTGCCTTCAGGACTCCTGGATGCCAAGTCCACGATGGTCATTGGGTGGTTGCATAAAGCCATCAAGCCGTTGAACCAACTCCGCATGATCGAAGATGCTATTGTCATCTATCGCTTATCCCGCGCACCTGAACGCCGCATATTCTACATCGACGTGGGTACGCTTCCAAAGCTCAAAGCCGAACAATACCTCAAAGACATTATGACGAAGTACCGCAACAAGTTGGTCTATGATGCCAACACAGGAGAGTTGCGAGACGAACGCAAGCATATGTCCATGTTGGAGGATTTCTGGTTGCCCCGCCGAGAAGGCAGCAAGGGTACAGAAATCACCACCTTGCCTGGTGGCGAAAACCTGGGTCATATGGAAGATGTCGAATACTTCCAGAAGAAACTCTATAAGTCGCTCAATGTGCCAATCGGTCGCCTGGATGCACAACAGGCTGGTGGAGGCATGGTTGGACTTGGCCGAGTCGCAGAAATCACTCGTGATGAAGTCAAGTTCAACAAATTCATTCAACGACTCAGAAACAAGTTTGCACGACTCTTCGATGAAGCCCTCAGACAGCATATGGTCCTTACCCAAGTCTGTTCCTTAGAAGAATGGGAAACCTTTCGAGAAGACATTTCCTATGATTTCAAGAGTGACAACAATTTCTCTGAAATGCGCGATGCGGAACTGACTCGTGAGCGCGTCACCCTCTTGGCACAGGTCCAACCATTCATCGGGGTCTACTATTCTAACTCCTGGGTCAAGCGACATGTCCTGCACCAGAGCGATGAGGACATCAAGGAAATTGCCGACGAAATTGATGAGGAAACCAAGCGTGGCGAATTGCCACTTCCTCCTCCACCGGGGATGGAAGGGGCGCCTGGAGGAATGCCACCAGGAATGCCTGGGGCTCCAGGATCACCAGGCACACCGGGAGGGCCCGTGCCTCCTCCAGAAGACAATACCCAGGATATGAGTGGGCAACCCCAGGGTTCTAATACCCCAGGGTTAGATCGATCCGTGGAGAAGAGTTTCCTCGGAAAGCGACGATAAGAAACACATAAATAGCCATAACATCGGTACACTAGGAGACTGCTATGCGAACACCGGAAGAAACACGAGCCCTGGCGGCACAAATCCGTTCCAAGTCTGCCAAGGACTATCTTGAGAAAGCGAAAGCCGCGAAAAAGGAGAAACCCATGAACGAAGATTTTGCTGCCATCGGTGATGTGATTACCCTGATTGCCAACGATCAGCCTGGTGAAGCCACCTCCATCGTCAATGATTTATTGGGCGCCCGCATTGCTGATGCCCTCCAATCCCACAAGCAGGATATTGCGAAGTCACTCTTTGCGCCTAGCGCAGATGCCTTGTCGGAAGAAATCGTCCAAGAGGAGCATGAGTCTGTCGAGGATTTCAAGAAGCGTGGTGGAAAAGTAAAGCAGATTCCCGCGCACAAGTCCTACAGCGCACCCAAGTCTCAGAAGATCAAGGTGCCCTTCCGCATGGGCAAATCTGCCATGAGAGAAGAAGCCGAACAGTTGGACGAACAGCCAACACGCAAGCATTTTCAGCAAGTCGCGGATGTTATCAAGGCGCACCCTAATGCCGCCAAGCGCAAGGAACTCGCGGCCCATCATGCAGGAATTTTCAAGGCCCAGAATCCACGATTCGACCATGCGCGTTTTTACGCCGCTGCTAATGCAGGCGAACCCGGAGTCTAATGAAGAATCTTGAGGACTTTTCCGATGCAGCCGTGCTCAAACGCTCTCAGAAGGCTGCACAGGAACTTGCGGTCGCGTCCCGTTCTGCCAAGGTCAACCGAGAACTCGACAATGCGCGGATGGAGAAGAAGGAGCGACGACCGTTGAAGGAATTTACTGACTTCCGTACAGAGATATCAGAGCATGTGGGAGTGCCGGCACACTCGATGCCTCCGAACATCCTGATTCTTCGACGCAAGACGATTCGACAGTTCCCGAATAATGTCATGGTGGCGTTATACTACTATGACAAACTCGGACAGTATTTCTCAATTCCATATGGTGGAGTGGCGGCCGACGAAACCGTGATTACTCCTGTGGCATTGAAAGAAGAAGAAGGAAATAAAACTAAGTGGTTTGGGGATAACGCTTCATTGAAATTTGACAAAACCCCTTCTCCGAAATCAAATTTTCCGGCCGAGCATGAAGCATGGCTGGCTAAGAAGAAACAAACGACTAAGGAATTTCGTAAAAATCAACGCGATGCCTCAATATCAAGACCCCGCGGTGGGGCGAGCGCAGCCTTACAGCGCAGCCAGCATAGCCGAGGGCACTTGAACGAAGAACACCAGGTCGGAGATACAGTACGCTATCGCCTGGGCGCCGAAGGGCATCTCAGAGTCGCAAAAGTTAAAAAGATGTTGACCGGTGGCTACATGGTAGTGGACCGCGGAGGATTCCATTATAAGGTTCCTACTCACACAGTCGTCCACAACGAACGCACAGGGTACACCAGAGAAGAGTTGAACGAAGACGCCATTAGTCATTTACAGAAAGTCAAAGCCTTCGCTACTGACAAGCCTTTGTATCACAAAGACGGCTCTCAGACGAAGGTAGACCCTACAACCGCCAACGCCTTACTGACTGTACATGGTGCGCTGCATCCTGATAATCGCAAGAAGTTTGCCGATGCCCTGGAGCATTCACAGCCGAAGTTCCACAAAATGTTGGATTTCGCTTGGCGCCAAGTAAAATAATGTTTACGATTTATCAAATAATAAACAAAGTGAATGGAAAATCTTATGTGGGGTTCACCACCAAGAACCCACCTTTGTTGCGTTGGAAGAACCATCAATGGGATGCCAAGAATTTGAAGAACAACAGGCACTTCCATAATGCCATAAGAAAATATGGTGCAGGAAACTTTGATTTTATTATTCTGGAAGAGGGTTGGGAGCCAAAAATTGGACTGGGCTTACGAGAACCTTTTTGGATTTCCGTCCTAAGACCAGAATATAACAAAACAGTTGGCGGTGAGGGGGGTAGGACGGTGGGCAACACAGGGAAGAAAGCATCACCTGAGACCAGGGCCCTCATAGGTATGAGAAGCCGAGGTCGGCTCTTTTCACCAGAATGCCGGGCAAAGATGAGTGCGGATCGTACCGGGAAAAAGTTTTCCCAGGAACATAAAGCAAGAATTTCGGCTGGGCAAAAAGCCAGACATGCTCTAAATAAGCAGGTGAAGTAATGAACGCCGTGGCACTCATTGCCGAGGGCCGTTTGATCGATGCTGGCGCCATGATTCAGAAGGCCCTCAATCAGATCGTCGAGAAGAAGTTGTCGGTCGTGCGAAAGGTACTGGCCGAGTCGATGTTCGCTGAAGGCAATCGGATGAAGCAGGGGCGCACGATTTTGATTCGCCGACGCATACGCAAAGGCAAAGTGCAGCGTATGATTCGCAAGTCCGCGGTGAAGGGGTTCACCCTGAGACATGGAAAGATCACGAGAATCCCGGCTGCCAAGAGGATTCACATGAGGATCGTGCAACGCAGAGCAGCACGAAAGCGTAAAGCGCACATGCAGCAAACGCTTCGCAAGAGAAAACAGTCGATGAGAAAACGCAAGGCTTACGGAATTCACGAGGAGTAAATTATGCCATACGAATTAAAAAACAAACTCAGGGGTCCTTCAATTCTTCGTGTTGTGGACGGGGCAACACCCAATTTGACTCTATCAGCCTTTTCTGCAAACGTAGGTACTGAGAATGTAGTGGCGGTCACCGTCACCTCCGTCAAATGGTCGGTGCAACCCGCACTAGGCACATTGGTCATTGTCCGCGATGGCGTAACCGTGCTGAACGTGGCGCAGGCAGGTTCCTGGGTGCATGATGAAGTATCCATTGCAAACGGATCGACAGGCAACGTGCTCGTCACAGTCACTAATGGTGGTACTGCACTCATTACGTTTAGCAAGGATGCCGTCTATAACGTCTCGACTCAGGCTCTATAAGGAACGAATCATGAAACTGATAAAAGAAATGACCCAAGATGTCAAGGTGCTCAAAGAGTCTGATGAGAAGTCAGGCAAGAAGTCCTACTTCATCGAAGGCATCTTCATGCAGTCGGAGCAGACCAACAAGAACCGCCGACGTTATTGCTTTGAGTCGCTGAACAAGGAAACCCTTCGTTACCACAAAGCCTACATTCAGGAGAATCGTGCGTTTGGAGAACTGGGGCACCCAGATTCCCCAACGATCAACCTGGAACGTACCAGTCATATGATAAAAGAACTTCGTGCAGAAGGACATGATTTCTACGGCAAAGCCAAGATTTTGGATACGCCGTATGGGAAGATCGTTCAATCCCTCTTGGATGAAGAAGCCAAGATCGGGGTCTCTACTCGTGGCCTGGGCAGCGTGGTCCAGAGTCCCGATGGTGTTTACCTCGTACAGGACGATTTCACATTGGCTACAGCGGCCGATATTGTGGCAGACCCCTCCGCCCCCGATGCCTTTGTCAGAGGTATCATGGAAGGCAGAGAGTGGGTATTCGTCGAAGGACGCTATGTGGAGCAGGATATGGAATTGGCAAAGAAAGCCATTATTGCTGCGCCAAGCCGTCGAATCAACGAAATTGCCGTGCGCTTGTTCTCGGAGTTCATGCAAAAACTGTAGTTTTATAAATAACATTCACGCGACACAACAAGGAGATTCTACATGAAGAACGCACTATTAGAAGCCGCTGCTGACATCCTCAAGGCAAGTCAATCAGGCGCCCCGAAGGAAGCCATGCACAAGGCTGAAGGCGAAGTCCAAGACCTCGGTGGGGACACACCATTTTCCCATAGTGACAAGGCACTCGATCCACACGCAAAAGAAGCGACCCCTCCTGGCAAGCAGCCTGGTTCCGATACCAAGGCACCTGCACAGAAACTCGCGGGTTCCGATGCCAAGGCCGTCGATCCAACCGAACCAAAGGAAACGTCCGCCGATCAAGCCGAGCGCAAGCGCCGAATCGAAGCAGGTTTGTCGAAGGGTGATCTGAAGGAAGAAAAAGACGACAAAGACGATGACGATGATAAGGACGATGA